TGTGCTTTACAGTCCTTTAGAGCAGCACTAGCACCATTTCTGATAGAGATAACAGGGTACTTACTACCAGTCATTTGATAGACCGCTAGAGCATCTAATTCGCCCTCACAGATAGTCAGGTATTTACTACCAGCAGGGAATAGGTTTTGACCAAACATCATAGACGAACCAAAGTCACCAGTAATAGAAAAATCCTTATCAGCTACCTTGCGTGTTTTAACTGCCGTGAGTGTGCCTTCATTATCATAATACGGATAGAAGTGCTTATCAGGTGCTTGACGCACACCATATTTTAAGCAAGTAGTCGAAGTAATACCACGACCAGCGACAGCAGTAGTAATAGCATTGTCATAAAATGTTAAATCCTTATTCATAGGTTTTTTATCAGCTTTCACAATACCAGCATCTCCGGCATTGCGTTTGTACGTTTTGCATACATGACAATAAGTGTGACCATCATCATGTAGTGCTAGACCATCACTTGACCCACAATCAGGGCAAGCGACGTGCCTAATAAATTTACTATCACTCATTTATTTTTACCTTCATAATACGCACCCCACCATTGATTTTTAGTTAATTGTTTGCAATGCACCTGTACGTCAGGCGGGTTCTTTTCCTTATCCGAGCAAGCATGGATAGTAGTCATAGGTACTTGTTCTTGAATTACTATCGCAAGAAATACCGCACCCATAAGACATAAAAACCACCTCATCAGTTTCTTTCCTCAAATATGACTGGTACACCATCAGCATTGAGATTATTGGTCATTCTGTTGACCTGTGTTGCAATCATAGCGTCTAAGTCATTGATAACCTTAGCATAGCCGTATTGACGTATTAAATCGCACATATCGCTTAGGACATAGTGATAAGTTGCTTCAGCTTGATAGTTCATAACATCTCCTCATTTAAGATACATCGTAACGATACTACATTTAGACAAAATTGTCTGTTGTATATACACCACATACATTGTTGTATAAAAACAACACTTTTATTTCACTATGTTGTAAAAATACAACACTTTACTACTTGAAAAGACATAAAAAACGTGATACCCTCACATCTATATAGACAAACATTAAAGATACATCGTAAAGACTATATTATTAGGTTTTCTATATAACGATGTTTACATCATCGTTCTTCATAGTTGTCAGAATCCCCCAATTCAGTGTAATCCTCATAATTATCAAGTAAGTCATCCATAGATGGCATATCCGCCTCATGTAGTAAGTCTTTCCTGTCATAGACGGGAATATCCACATCGAGAGCCATAAAACAAGGCTGACACATATCCAAGAATTTACCTGTTATTGCGTGTTTTGTAGTAGATTCATAGTCCGACAAAGCAACATTACATAAAATACATCTCATTTTGGTTTACTCCCTTTTTTATAGAGTGATTCTAATTTGGTTTGTAATGCCTCCATCTGAATCAATAAACCCTTATAAACTGCGTATTTATCCTCATCGACTTCAATAATTGATTCATAAGGTGAGGCATCTAAACTATCCTCAATTCGTCTTATATCGTAATAAGGAAACCACTCATCACTACTTATTGCAATTAAAGTCATTTAAAGCCTTTCTAAGCCTTTTTAGCTAGTTTGTATAGGTAGGTATTAAGTTTATCATAAGTCGGCTATAAACACCCTTAAAACTGATTTAAAAGCCATTGTATCACTTGAGTGTAGATAGTTACACCGATAAGCCAATATAGGACAATCTCAGGTTTTTTCAATTGCATATAACTACCTTTCCATCGTTGCAAATTTGACACACTGTAATATTCCCGTTAGGGTCAACTATTGTCACAGGTCGACAGGCTGCATAAGCTCCGCAAGATACCATCGACAGTAATGTGAAGATTGAGATTAAGAGTGTTTTAAACATAGTGCGAATTCCTCATAAGTTATATTGTGTTTTTTTAAAGCCTTGCGTAGCTTAATTATTGCCTTGTTTTGCAGCTCCCATACCGCTTGGTGAGAGATACCCATTTCATTAGCTATTTCGTGTAGTGTCATGATGATTCCAGACTAGACCATAAAACAAAGGTATTTACATCGCCATACGAATCAGCGTCGAATATCCCCTTATCCTCTATGGATGCGATTGCGTCAGCCTCACTCATTGCCTCAACACAATTAAAGTGTAGAGTAATCGTTTTTACTAAATCAAATTGTGCCATTTTATTATTTCCTTTTTTAGAATGTAAACAACTATCTAAACAATCAATGTCACCGCATGGTGTTTTACATGGGTACATCTTAAAAACCCCCTGTCATGTATACATAAATAAGCAAGGGAATAGTAAAACATAGTAAACCCATCAAACAACCCTGTAAAAATTTAATCATTCTGTAACTCCATCTCAATTAAATCACCGCAAGCTATCCATAGCAAGCGGTCTAAGTTATCCTCATGGTTTGATAGTTCGACATCGTCCCATGCTCCCATTTCTTTTAATTCGCTTTTGACAAGTAAAGGGTCTAAGGCTTGCAACTGATTCTCAATTTTAGGAATTGACCTTAGCTCGACAATATCGCCGTCGCACTGTCCCGTGTGATAACCCTTTGACGCTTGCTCCATTGTCAAATCAAGTTCAATTCTACCGCTAGATGATGACCAAATATTTTCCATAATTAACCCCTTAACAATTTTGAAATACAACTGTTGTATCAGTAGTGCCAACAATAAAACCATTTTTTTGTAAATATTCTGTTGTACTTTGTGAATCATCTAAACCATAACAATCACGAATTTCTAATTCTGTCATTTCTGAAAAGTCGCAACAAATTGCAATAACATCTAATTCATAATCAGGGTCACACTCATCTAAAAACTCATATAAGAGGTTTAGAGCCTCATAGCTAAAATTATTAGGTCTAATTGCCCTAAATGCGTCAATAAAGTCACCAGCGTATATAGTTTGTTTCATTTGTATAGCTCCAAAGTTAGGATAAAGCGTTTATGTTTACTACTGTTTAAAACTGATTGTCGAGAATTGCGATAAGCCAATAAACATCATTTAAACGAATCGCTTGCTTTACATCGTCATTCTCAAGTGCTAATGATGGGTCAATAGTTTTCTCATTACAAATTGCCATAAATTCATTGCGTGTCATTATTATTCCCCTTTAAAGATAAGTATTGAAAAGCATACACCAAAAAACTTGATAGGCATATTGAGATTAAATTCTAAATCATCACTAAAGCCTAGTGCCTCGATTTTTTTGTTTAACTCAGTAAAGAACATATCTAAAAACTTAGTTCTAGCGGTATAGGTTGCCTCGTCATAGCCCAAAGCCTCATCAATAAACTCATAGAACGCATAAGGTGCGTCTAAGAACTCTAGATTACCCTTAGACCACTCACAAGGCGTGTCGCCTAAGTGAACAGGTGTTTGGTTGTTTGGCTCAAGCGTGATATTGATATAGTAAGTCATTATTATTCCCCTTTGTATTCTACAATTTTGAATTCGTTCTCAGGCTTATAGGCTTGATATTCTTTAAGGTAGTGCTCAGCTTGCTTTTTAGTCTTCAAGTGGTCGATTGTGTAAAAGTTGACGTCACCGCTTGCCCTTTCCTGTATTTTATAAGTAGTTTTCACTACTACATATTTCGGACCATCAAAAGGCTTTGTTGAGTCCCAATTACCTTTTGCTTTGATAGCGTTTCTTTTAGCTACTAACTCATCATGTGTCATTGTCATTTTATTTCCTTTATCTACTGTTAATAATTTAATGTTATTGGAAAACTATTCCAAGCGATACCCATTTCTTCAAGCCTTATTGCTGCTGAGCAATCTAAACTCATTAGCATAGCGTCCCAAAATTCAGGGCTGTTTTTCTCACAGTGTGAAGAGTTATCCCAATCAACGCACTCATCAGTGACGTAAGACCAGCCAGCACCGACAGGCTTAATAGCTTGCCATGCGTCGTCAATTTGTTTCACTCTATCGTAATACTGTTTTTCAGTTGCCATTTTGTTTCCTTGTTTTGTTTAACTACTTAACTACTAGACTCAATTCTAACGATTTGCAAGCAATCAAAAATAGGTGTTTACCCTATGTTTTACAGGTTTATCACATTGTGGAATATAACTATTAGTAATGATTAGACCCTGTTTTATACTAAGGGTTTACCCCTAGAAAATCGAGTTCTCCGCTTCGGAATACTAAGGTGTCATCTCAGCTCAAATCGCCTCAAATCGCTTAAAAACTACCTCTAAATTGATTGTCATTTTATAGGGTACTTTCTTTGACGGGAATCTAATACTGTTGTTTAAATACAACACAGATAGACTGACTAGACTGTGGTATAAATACAACACTATTGTAAGTAGCTACTAACTTCATAGACTGTTGCGTTAATACAACAGACGTCAATCCCTGTGGTATAGAAACAACACAACCCATCCCCTAAGCAAACCCCCTACCCTGTCCCTATAAAGTGTTGTATAGGTGCAACATAGCTATACACCTTCCACGATATGAAATAGACCAGCACAGTTACCGTAATGTGATATGTTGTATAGAAACAACACTGTTGTATAAAAACTACACTCTAATTTAACATGGGGGGAGGGTGTGGCTGGCTCTGTTGATATTGCTGTAGCCTCTAAAGCATACAAAAAAGAAGAAATAGACTATATTGCACTGCAATGTATGTCATTGATTACAAAGAAAGTTCTCTATAATCTGACAATAAAGGAAATGGTATTGGAATATGCACACCGTAGGGACTAGGTCGTACCCCACTGCGGAGACAACTCAGCCTATGGAGTTCCGCACAGCTTGCTGGACTATGTGTTGTTTATTTACAACAAAGTACTTGACTTTTCCTCAAAAGTATGATATTGTTCCACTATAAAGAACGATAACGCAACGGCATGATAACGATAGGATGTATCAGAGATTTAATTCATATAGAAATTAAACATATAGAAACCTATCTATATAGATTGTCTTGAAGTTATTTTATGTCTCCCTAAATGGATAAAGACTTTGACTGAAGAAATTAAACATGAACGACCTAAGCTGGTTCGTCGAGAAGTAGTAGATGGAAAACCTAAGTTAGGTCGTCCTAAGAAAGCCGATATTGAGGCTAAGAAAAAAGGTAACAGAGGCAAGGTAGGTCGTCCTGCAGGGGACGGTGCTAGGATAGCTGAGTTTAAAGCTAGGTTGCTAGGCACTAGCGGTGAGAAGATTATTAACACTCTAATCTCTAAAGCGTTAGACCCTGACGATAAGGACCAAGCTGCTTGTCTAAAGATGTGCATAGATAGAGTCTTACCGTTGTCTGCCTTTGACGCAAGTAAGCAGTCTGGCGGTGTACCACAGATTAGTATTAACATTACTGGCTTAACTGGTAATGTCGATAGCACTCCAGTCATTGAGATGAATGACGCTGACGAAGTAGTCTACAAGGATGTTGAATGAATTTAGACTTTAAACTTCTGAAGTGGCAACAAGAGGTCTTTAAGGACTCTACACGATTTAAAGTAGTTGCTGCTGGTCGAAGGTGTGGTAAATCCAGACTAGCAACCATGATGCTGATTATTAAGGCATTAGAAGCCCCTGAAGGCTCTGCTGTGTTGTATGTGTCCCCTACTTTAGGGCAGTCCAGACAAATCATCTGGGACAGCCTCTTAGAGATTGGTAGACCTGTTATCAAGTCTGCTCACATCAATAACCTTGATGTCACTCTAATCAACGGTAGGAAGATTCATATTCGTGGAGCAGATAACCCAGATACGCTTCGTGGTTTGAGTTTGTATTATTGCGTAATGGACGAGTGTGCTTTTATGAAAGAGGACACTTGGGAGAAGATTATTCGTGCTTCTTTGTCTGACCGTAAAGGTGACGCTATGTTCATCTCTACCCCATCAGGTCGTAACTGGTTCTATGATATCTATAAACTAGGAGTCGATGGTGAGGATGAGACATGGAAAGCGTGGCACTTCACTACTAAAGATAACGAAACGATTGACCCGAAAGAAGTTGACGCAGCAAAGAAAACGCTATCCTCATTTGCGTTCAAACAAGAATACGAAGCGTCGTTCGACAATGCTGGGCAGGAGATTTTTAAACAGGACTGGGTTAAGTTTGGGGAAGCTCCTCAATATGGCGACTACATTATCGCTATCGACTTGGCTGGGTTTGAAGAAGTTGCGAAAAACGCTGGTTCTAGCAAGAAACGCTTAGATGAAACAGCTATTGCAATAGCAAAGATTGCTCCTGAAGGAGACTGGTATATTGAAAAGATTATTCATGGTCGCTGGGATATTAAAGAAACTGCAGCAAAGATTCTAAGAGTAGTAGCTGAGTATAAGCCGATGGCTGTAGGGATTGAAAGAGGGGCATTAAAGAACGCTGTTAATCC